TCATCGGCTATCTTAGCCCCTGTTACGGCATCTGCAGCAATAGCAGCTGTATCAACTGCATTATCTGCTAGTTCACTAGCTCCTACAGCATCAGCTGGTACCTTAGAGGCTGTTACTGCATCGTCTTTTACACCTGCAGTACTTATTTGTGTTAATCCCATAATGTCACCCTATTGCTGTAATGCCTACGGAAGGCATACATATATCACTAGAACTACTACCATCCCATGCATCCAAAGAATGTAGATAAGCTTCTTGAGAACTACTATATTCTCTAGCTTCTATCATAATTGTTTTTGCAGAAGTCCATGAGGCTTGTCTTCCACTTGCTGTAGAAGCAGATCCTCCTATATTAAATCCCCATTTTTGTTCAAGCATTAAATGAGCATTTGCTGCTCGAAGTGTTCTTCTAAAATCAGTAACTTCTGTACCACCAATAGATAACCTGAAATGAATCAAAGGAAGAGTATCATTACGTCTTATATAACAAACATACTCATAAATTACTTGTGTAGTACCTGTAGGTGGGGTGTAACTAATAGAAGACCCACTGCAAGTTACATAGCTACTTGATAAATCTTGCTCTGCTGTTACATCTGAAACGGTTATATCTCCGCCTGTAGTTGTAATAGTAGAACCATCACAAGGCGTATAAAACTGTTCTAATACTTGCCTACCTTTAGCTGGAGGTTTTTCAAATGTAATACTTCCATCACTAGCTAGTACTAAATTATTAGCACTAGAGGAAGCGTGTTTTATGTTTGTTGTGTTTAATGTTGCCATAGCTAAGGTTTAGGATTATCAGCTTTTACTTTGTCAATGGCTTCGACCCACTTGTTAGTACCATTCTTTTTGTCCCAATAGAGCTGATCTAATTGTTCTTTAATCGAAGCGTAAGCTACTGCTCTATCAGTCTTATATTTAAGCTTATTTAATTCAACTCTAGCTGCATCTATTTTTGATTGTTCTAAAGTTACAGACTTTCCATCTTTATCTTTAGCACCTTCGCCATCGTCAATAGAAGTAACATTAGGATAAGCTTTATAAATGGCTCTATGATCTAAACTCATGCTCCAATCTCCATAACGTAAACAATTGACGAGTACCTAAAATCTATACCACTGCCATTAGTATCTCTATATGAGCTATTGACATAAATAGTACTTGATTGAGATTTGTAATATTGCACTTTATAAGTTAATTCACTTGTACTGCTTGGACTGTCCATTACGTCTATAGGGACTCCTAGTGCCAGCCAATCGTCTGCGGCACCAAAAACTGCAGTTGCTTGACCTCTGGTACCTGCTGCATCACCTACTCCAATAGCAGTTGAATCTCTTAAAACTCTCATTGCTGGTACGGATACTGATTGATCACTACCAACATTGACCATAGCTCTAAACAAAACCTTACTACTTGTAGCGCTAGGTGTGATAGCAACTGACAGTCCAGTAATATCGGTCCAAGCGTCTTCAGTTGTGGCTGAGAACTGATCAGTCTTCGTAGTTGAGACTACTTGCAAAATCTTGCCTGCTGTTGAGGTTGTGGCAATCGTTCCACTAGCCGTTCCTGGTAATGTTAATGTTAGTGCAGCATTTCCTGTGGTAGTCGAAGGACCAGCTATTGCAACTGTTCCACCGCCAGAATCAGCGGTTAATTTTACTGTACTCATGACGGTTTCGGGTTTCTATCTTTGACAGTGCGTATCTTTTCCGCCATTTCTGTTGGGAAAATATTAGCATGATATAGAGCATCGAGCTGATCCCCTATTGGAGGATACTGAGCTGCTCTATCCGATTTATATTTAACAGCTGCTGCTGCATCATCTATTTCCTTTCTAGCTGTATTTATCTTTGATTGGTCTAAAGTAACTGACTTGCCATCTTTATCAAACGCACCAGCAGAGTCATCAATAGTAACGACTGTACCTGCGTATGCTTTGTAAATAGCTTCGTGATCTAAGCTCATCCTGCTACCTCCATAGCTGTAATTACGCTGGCAGTTCTTGAGCCAGAAGATGAATCATTATCGTTTTGGGATCTGTTTAAATAAATAGTACCGCTTTCATCTCTCCATTGGAGTTTATATGTTACAGCACTTGTTGTGCTTGGTGAATCTAAATGAGTAAATGAAAATGACTCAAGTAAGTTTCCATCACCTGATCTGTGAAACATACAAGTACAAGGCACTCGACTACTAGAACTATCGCCTACTCCTATTGCAGTAGAATCTCTCAAAAGCCGCACAAATCCAATATTTGCAGTAGATCCCGATCCATTAAAGCTAACTAAAACTTTATTACTAGCACTTGATGGGGTTATAGATAAACTTAAGCCTGAAATATCTGTCCATGTAGTTGTATCATGAGAAGTAGTATCAGTTTTAATAGTTGAGACTACTTGAAGAATAGAACCAGCAGACATTGATGCGTCTGCTAGTCTTGTTGTTATGCCTGTTAAGGCTGTTGACGATAAAACTGCCATTATACTATCGCCCAATTACTACCTGAAGGTATAGTAACTGTACCAGATACGGTTATCGGTCCAGCACTAATACCATTTTTATTTGTTGTCATTGTATATGTTGAGCTGATTGTTTGTGAGTTTTCATATATACAGCCATCAGCTACAGTAGAAGCAAGTCCAGTTAAACCTGATCCATCACCTGTAAAACTAGTAGCACCTAATGCACCAGTATTAGAGTTAAAGGTTAAGTTAGAACCAGTCTTAGGTTCTAAATCACCAGTAGCTGCAGTTACAAATAAGGGGAAACAAGTTGTATCACTTGATTCATCAGCAACAGTTATATCTGTAGGTGTGGAAGTTACAGTAGCCCATGTAAGACCACCTGAATTTCCTGATTGTTTTTGTAGGAATTGTCCATTAGAACCAGCATTAGATATATGAAGATTATCCTCATCAACTGATTCAGATGACATATGTTCTAAGTCAACTGCACCAGCAGCTATGTGTTCAGAGTTTACAACGTCATCTCCAAGGTTATCACCATCTACACAATCGGCTCCTAATTTAGCATGGGTAATCTGCCCATCTGCTATGTGGGCTGTATCAATAGAACCGTCTACATAGTGTTCAGAATTGATTGAATCATCTGCTATATTATCACCATCTACTGCATCTGCTGCTAAGTGGACGTGATCTATACTTCCATCAGTATAATGTTCTGAGTCACAAGCGTTATCAGCAAGATTATCTCCATCTACAGCATCATTGGCTAGTTTAGCGTGGGTTACATTTGCATCTACAATCTTAGTTGTAGTAACAGAACCATTCTGTAATATAGATGATGTAACAGTATTAGCACTTGGTGTACCTATACTTACTGCTGCTCCGATCGTGATAATAAAGTAATCAGAACTGGAAGCAGGAGCACTGGCAAAAAGGATATCATTGCCACTAATGGCAAACCCCTCACTTGGCTGACTGGTTCCGCTGTTAGGCTTCTGAATGACTCCATTGACGCTAACAATATGTTGTTGAGCATCTTGACCTGCATTAGATAAGGTAAAACGATAAGCTGATCCATTGAATGTTGAGCTACCACCTCCAGTTTCGCTAGAGCTGGATATTGTATTTATATAGAATGAACCTGCAGAAGCAGTTTCTTCAAAGGCTGAACCGTTATATACTTTAAGTTTATTATTACTACTATCCCACCATAGGTCACCTTCATCTAAAGATGAGCTAGGTGCTGAAGATGCTACTCTATATCGAGCTGCAAAGTCATTAATATCATCAGATAACTGTTTAACGTCTGATTCAGCTGCTAATAATTTATGATAATTATATGTATGGCTTGATCCTGTAGATGAAACCATCAAACCTACACCACTAGCTAGTGTTTCACTATAAAGACTAGATGGGAAATTATTAATAGTAACATTATCAGATCCATTACCAGCTGTTCTAGCAGTAGTAGATACACCACTACCATTTACTACAATACCAGCAGCATCTGAAATACTAATTACAACACCAGATGCTGGTTGAGTAGTTGGGAAATTGTCTTCATCTGCTATAACTTCAAGACCACCAATAGGTGCCAACTGTGCTGCTACATAATCTACAACAGCTCCACTAGTAGGGAACTTAGCATCATCATCAGTTACAGTTGTCTCTTTTGTAAGACCATCTATTTGGTTTAAATCAGCTATATCAGCTGTTAGTGCTGTACTATCTGCTAGTTTAGAAGCAGTACCAGACTGCATTCCAGCTAGTGTTTCAAGTCGTGCTGCACTTATCTTACCAACAGTAACTGCATCATCTGCTAAATCAGCTGTAGCAATTGTACCATCTGCAATCTTAGCAGAGGTAACTGCACTATCAGCTATCTTAGCAGTAGTAACATTTGAATCTACAATAGAAGCTGTTACAACAGCACTACTTGCTAGTTGATCTGCTCCTACTGCATCATCAGCTATTTTAGCTTGTGTTACAGCGTCATCTGCTATAGCTGCAGTATCTACCGCATCGTCAGCTAACTCACTAGCAGTAACAGAATTAGCTGCCATCTCAGAAGCTGTAATAGAGTTCTGAACTAGCTTACTATTCTCTATACTATAATTAGCTATCTTTGCATTTGTAACTGCTAAGTCTTTTATCTTATCAGTTGTAATAGTTTGATTCTGTTCTTCCTGAGCAGCATATAATAATTGTGTCTGGTTATTATTTAAATCACCAGCTTTAACTGCAGACCCAGCTGTATAGGTGGCTTTAGCTGCATCTACATCTGTATCACGGTATATCCTCATAGATACACCACTAGCAGGTATATTACCTGTAGTAAAGACTACAGTACCGCCACCAGTAGTACTGTAGTTTTCTATATTATAATGAGTACCTGATGTCTTTAATACAGTATTGACCTGTACTTTTATATCTGATACTTGATATGAAGGGAAAGAGAAAGTTTTATTATTATTTCCATCCCCTGTATAATCTACGAATGTTGTTGCCATGGTTATTTATACATATTGAGGAGGTCAGATCTAGTAAGTCCTGGAGCAGTAGAAGGTACTAATTCTGTTGTGCTTTCTAACATTTCTCTTCTATCAGTTAATCCAGTTATTGTTGATCTCTTCAAATCTACAACTTCTTGTTGATCTTTAATTTCATTCCAAGCTATCTTTCTAGCATTTGTAAACAATTCATGTAGAACTCTATTATGATAGAAATCAAATGGTTTGTAATTACCTCGTTCTCCTCTATTAATAACTGCATACATTTCATTTATAGATGCAATTATTTTAGGATCTTTAGCTAATTTATCTAACTCTGCTTGTAAGTTTTGATTACCTATGGCTTGTTGGAACATTGATCTGATTACAGGTGAATCTGATAAATCTAAAGTAGGATCAGTAGGTGAAGATAAAACTGACATTCTTAAAGGATAACCACTATCAAATAGTAATTGTCTACCAGCACTATGATCTAAATTAAATTGAATTGGAGATATAGCATTGAAAAATCTAGTTAAAGGATCATGGTCTCTTACTGGTTGACCATTTAATAAATCATACTTAATAGGTAATTGATTACCAGTAAATGATTCTGATATTAAGTTTCTATTTCTCCAAGAATCAATAACACCAGAAGATAGTTCTCTAGTGTATGGTGTAAATAGTTTACCTAATTCATTCCTTAAACCAGCTAAAGGTATTTGATTATTTGTAAGATTACCTATAATTCTATTTGTTTGTCCTGGTCTACCAGCCATAAGATCAACAAGTTGTTGCATCCCTGCTAAATAAGACTTACTAGTAAATCCTTGAGCAGCAACAAGAGCTAATTTCATATATTCATCTTCAGTCCAAGTCTCACCCATTAATACACTAGCATCTCCAACGTCAGCTATAATAGCAAATATTTGGTTAAAAGGTTCAATAGAATCATATCCTACCCAAACATCACCTATTTTAATACTTCTAGGTACCCATTGAGCATCTAACCATGCTTGTCTTTGTGTTCTATTAACTGGACCGTTACCTGTTATATTACCTGATAGATATGAATATATACCCATACTTATAACTGCACTACCCATAGCTAATCTACCTCTTTGTAAGGCTTGAGCATTAGCTAATTCTGCTGCATTCTTTATACCATATTGTGCAACTTCTTCTAAATTATCTGGTGTAGCTCTTGCTATAGTATTAAATTCTTCAAGTAAGAAGTTTAAACCAGGAGTATGTTTAGCAGTTAAACTTAATCCATTTACACCTGTTCTAGCAAATTTAAAGAATGGTTGGATTAAAGGATATTTAACAAATAAATCATTTAACCCTTTAGATAATCCAGTTAAAGGTAATGTAAGAGTAACTTCTTTACGAGCAAATTGTGTAGCTTCATCTTTAATACCACCAATACCATCAAAGACCTCATCATAGAAATCATCTTCATATTTTCTCAATAAAGCTGGTGTTATTTCTGGTATATTTTTCCCAGCAGCTTCTAGTTCTAAAACATTACGTAATGCTTTTTCTCTCATCTTACCTCTACCAAGAATAAAAGCAAACGCATCATCAGTTGCTGCCATTAACTTAGTAGAATAAGTAAGGAAATTACTATTATTCATGCTTCTAGCCATGTTAGCTGCTTGAAACATAGCCTTTTCTGCATTAGTTGCTCTACCAGAATCTTCAGCCCATCTTCTTAATATCTCCCAGTTACTATCAGCTCTAGTAATTGTCATGTATCTAGAATTAATATTAGATACATCACCACTCCAATAACTATTTAACTTAGATTTAAATAAATCAAATGATTCAGGTATAGCTTGCATCATACCATTCAATGAAGCTAAGGCAGCTCTCATAGTTGTAGCATCACCATTGAATGGATAACTCATTGTAGCACCTAAAGCTGTAGCTAAAGGTCTTAAGAAAGTAGCAGTACTTGTACCCATTACAGCTCTTAATGGAGTTTTAGGACCACTAAGTATACTATGAGCCATGACACCTTCTAATTCTCTAATTAAGACACCTGTTTGACCGGGCTTATTGGGGTCAATTTTACCACCTTTAATCATCTTTCTAGCCCATCTATCAAAATCATCTAAGCTATGAACTGTATTCATTTGAGAAAACGCTTCATAAAGAGCTGTTAATAACTCACCATCTTTATCTTTCCTAGTAATATCTAGTATAGTTGCGATGGTTTCTCGCGTTTCTATCATATCCCGTTCTAAAGCTGCTTCAGCTTCTTCTTTTAAAATATTTCTTGCTTGAATAGTAAGATCAGGATCTTGCATTGCTCTTAAGTTAGCAGAACCTGTCATACGGCTACGCTTTACTTCAGTTAATGCAAAAAGCATAGTATCTACAATTTGTTTAGTAGGACCATCTATATCATTAACATCTACTAAACCCATTAATTCTCTACCAGATATACCAGTATCTCTTAATTGATGTAATAGAGTACCTACAACTAAATCAACAGCTGCTACATTTTGTTCTAACCAAACTCTTTGTTGTCCAGTTACTCTTAAAATATTATTTTCATCTGGTTCTAAAATAGGTTGTAGTCTAGTTTGATCTAATAATTCTTTAAGATATTCTTCTGAAGACATATCAGCAGCATTTCTACCTAGTGTAATAGATTGATGAAGAGCAACAGAATGTCCATAAAGTTCTTTTAAAGTTATGTTATTTTTCTTTGCATATTCAACTGCGAATTTATATTTTTCAGAAGTTAATAATCTTCTTAAAACTTGATCAACTACTTTTGCAGATTCTTTTGATGATCTAGCAGCTCTTTCTCTTTGAACTGGAGTTGTTACACTACCAGAAGATCCCTCTTCAGCTCCCCAATCATTTTTAATTCTTTGATTAGCTTCCCAAGCATCTCCTACATCTTGTTCTGATATATGAGCTCCTTGATGAGCATCTGCTACAGGTCTATTTTTATCTGCTCTAAATTCTGTTTCCAAAGCTCTTAATTGAGCTATAGCTGCATCATCAATTTGATTTTCTATACTAGCATTTCTATTTCGTATTTGATTAACTACACTACGTTTACCTTTACCTATAAGCATAGCAGCACCATCAAAGATAACTCCTACACCCATACCTTCTACAATGTTTTTAAATTTCAACATTATAGGATGGTCAGTTTCTCTAGTACTAAGAGGAGTATCTATAAAACCGTATTGATCTCGTAATGTTCCTAATGCATTTTGTCCATCTGATTCTTTAGAAATCAAATCAGAAACAGCACCAATACCTGCAGCTCTAATCAGACCCCAATAACCTAAACTAGTAAGACCAGCAGGAACTGTAACAGGAGCAGCCTTAGCTGCTAATATAATACCTGCTGCCATTGTACCAAAATGTACAACACCTCTAGCTAATTGACCCCACCAAGTTTTAGTTATTATAGGATTTTCATAGTCTGTAAAAGGATGCCATTCTGGACGGTAATACCCTACTTCTTCTCTTTCTCTAGCCATTTCACCAGAAAGAGCATCAACTGTGCGTTCTGGAAATGTAGCAATAGACGAAGCAGTATCTTGGACACCACCTAATAGAATTGATTTACCTTCTTCTAACCATGCTTCTAGATCCCAGTTTTTATCAGTTCTGGGATCTTCTAATTGAATTGAATTTGATGGGTCACCTGGTTCACCTGGTCCTTCACCTTGAAGTTGAGGTTGGTTTGACGGAACTGATTCCTGTCGATTCTCAAAACTTGGTCCAGCATCTGGATTACCAAGTATAACACTTTCCTGTGATTCTTGTGTTGACATATCTTTATGTTATTAATGTGGATGCTGGATTTTCGATCATATACCTAGCCGCTGCTGGAGTTAAGAATTTTAAATCATTCATACCTTGTTTACCAACTTGTGCAATGTATTGTTGGTGTAACTCACGTGGTATAGTAACTAATCTACGACTATTATTAGTTAATGTAGATAATTCAGAACCTTTATTAGCATTTAACCTTAGTTTTTCTTGTAAAAATTCAAACTGAGTTTCTTTATCAAAGACATCATTCCAGTGTAAATCCATTGTATCGAAAATTGTATAAAAATCTGCTCGTGTCAGACCGTATATACCTAATTGTTTGATGTTCTCATTACCAGCTAATAATTGTATAATTTCTGCTATACTATATTGAGTTAAAGGTTTTTCTAGAACATTATTATTTTCTACATTTATATAATTAGAGCCTACTAAAACAGCATCATGTCCTCCATGTGCATCTATACCTTGAACCATTGATGTGGTATGGAGAGTAGTTGCAGCTGCATCTACCTCATCGTTACCAGTATTAATAGCCTCGCCGTTTACTTCTACTTCCTCTGGAACTGTACATGCTCTAAATGTTCTACCAGGGGTACATTTAATAGTCAGTAAATCTCTTGCTGTTTCCGATAATAATTCTTCAGGTGTTGGTTGATACTTTTCATCTAATAAATTTAGAGATTTTAATCTAGCTTGAATTAATTGACGAGTATTTAAAACACTGTTGATACCATCAGCACCAGTTATTGTTATGTCTTTCAGTGCTAATGTATTATAATATTTATATCCGTCTGAATTCATATTTCCAGTTTTTATATAATCCAAAGCATCATTTAGTACAGCAGCAGTTTCACCAAACCACGGATCAGTAGATCTAATAAGGCTTGTATTCTCTTTAAGTTGTCTACCTGCCTCTGCAATATCATCAAAGTTAGCTCTACCTGTACCTTGTGGATCATAAGCGTCGGTAAGATTTATACCACCACTTTTATGTAGATCTATAAATTTCTGAGTCTCCTGATCTGCAAATTGGAAAGCGTCAAAATAGTCCATTGAACCACCACTTTCACTTCTTGCTAACTTAAAAGCTTCATTCCATATTCGTCTTATATTATTCAATAGATTATTTTGCTTAAGATTTGGTCCCTCTTGCCATTTAATAGAAGGATCAACTGAAGTTGCAAATGCCTTGTGTCTAGCATTAATATCACGTTGTTGGGTTTCAGTTAATGCAAACTTTTTTCTATATTGTTCTCTTAGTGCGGGATCTCTAATTGAATTAAATAAATGTTCATAAGGGTAAGCACCGTCTATAGGCCAGTTGTCAAGTTGTTGTATTGCTTCAGCTTCAGGTATGGCCTCACCAGTCAGCGCGAATAGTGATGCATATTCTGGTAGCTGTCGTATTTCAGGTAATGTTAAATGACCTTGAGCTGCTTCTATGGCTTCTTCTTCAATCTCATAAAGTCTGTTTTTTTCTAGTACTGTACCTTCCTCATGGTTTTGTAATATGCCAGTTATTATAGCTTTTACTTCTTGTGTAGCTTCTGTTTCTAATTCTTGTGTTTTAAGAGCCCAAGCCTCAGCCCCAGCATTTAAAACTCTTGCAGCTAGTTGAGGCCATAATTTAGCTATAGTTGTTACATGACCATCGTGAGCTTTAAACTCTTGCTCATATAGTATATTATATAATTTACTCTGATCTACAGCATTTGTTTCAGCAATTCGTTCAAGCCAAAGACCTACTGGTTCTCTAGCTTCAGCCCAAGTTCCATCACCTTTTATTGTTTCTATAGTAGATACAATAACCTCTACTGGGTTTGAATGGGTATTGAGTCCATTTACAACTGCTTCTTCTTGTCTGGCACTTATAAGATCTGCTTGTTCTGTAGCAAGTTCTATATTACCTGCTGTTTTTAATTCATTATAAAAATTTGTAGCGTTTATTATAATCTGTGACTGTTGAAAAGGAAACTGTTCTATTTCATCTCTATGTATATATAAATATGTACCTAATACTTTTTGTGCAATATAATCTTTAATTATAGGATCAGTAGCACTTTCATAAGTTTGATATGGATTCTCAGGATCAAAGGCAGATACATCTATTTGTAATCCTGCAGCCATTATTGGCCAAAAAACTTTTAGATTATCTTGTACAGCCTGACCAGTTAAATTAGCATCTGCTATTGTTTGTAAGAGATCATTATTAGAAATAGATATAGCTGTTGCAGTTAATCCTTCCTTATTAGCTACTTTTGCTATTTCTTGATTTTCTATTGCTGATATAGCTATATTATCTCTAATATCTTGATCTTCTTCAGGAATTAATTCAGGAAGAGCTTCAGAGCCTTGTGACATAGCCTCCAACATAACAGAATTATCATTTAAATAATCTTGATAATCTTTTACCCCTTCAAATACTTGTTTACCAGTTTTAGTTAATTGGTATAAACTTTCATACTGGCTTTGAGTGGTTTGTATCCATTGATTATTCCAATTAATAAAGTCATCATATCTACGCTGAAGTTGTTCTGTATAATCATCAATTGCTTCATTAGTTGATTCTACAAAATCAGGCTCAGTACGTTGATAGTTGTTTTTAGCTAAATTAAATGGATCTGGATTTACTTGGTAACTTGATGTCATGATTTTATACTTTTACTGGCGAAGGAATGAATAAACTTGCAATACTTAATGCAGTCATCATGTTACTATACATTTGACCTTGTGTATCTCTTGGTGGCATATATGTTGTAGCAAATATAGGTTCTTGAGGAACTGCTTCTCTAACTTCTGCAGCTTGTGCTTGTCTTTGGATTAAAGCTTTCTGTTGTGCTTCAGCATACTTCTTACCGTATATTGAACTAATCTGAGATTCAAGTTCACCTCTTTTAGAAAGTACATCTAAATATTTTTTTCTCCCAAACCTACGAGATCTACTTACAGCTTGTTCTCCACTTTTAATTGGTCCTAAACTACCTCTTTCATATTGAGCTAATTCACGTTGAATAGCAGCATCTTTCATCCTAGCATTTTTTAATTGGTCAAATGCTAGACTTTGTATATCCCCTTTAGTACGAGAATAACCTTTATTAACACGCCATTTACCTTGCTTATAAGATAATTCTTTATTCCAGTATTTTAAAGATTCTGCATTGTATCTTTGCTTTTCTTTTTCATGGGTGATTTTGGCTTGCATTCTAATGCCAGCATTAGGGTCTGGTGCGCACACGGCAAAACTCGATAAATGTTAATTGATTGGGTCCATGGGGTAATTCTCTTAGAAATTTGAACCCTAAAAATCTAAGTAATTTTAAATGTACGGTGTTACGTTTATCAACAATATTCCATAGTAATGGCTCTGTTCTAGAATCTATAAACCTTTTAGCTTCTCTAGCAAAGGTAATAGGGTACTCATGGATAGCGGGTGTACATAACATCCATATAGTATTCTCTGGTCCAACTCCAGCCATTCCGGCAGTCTTGCCGTTAGGCACCGTGAAATACACGCAGGAGCTGCTGTGAGCCGCGAAAGTTAGTTCTTTGATAGGATCTAGCCCGTGACCTTCTTCGACCTCTCTCCGGTCTTCTGGGCGTAGATTAGAGGCTACCTCAATAGCAGCCTCCACCGTAGCTGGGTGAATGTATTTATGCACGCCTATAATTTAATGTTGAATAATCACCTTCCCAAGTTAATGAATGTAACGTGGCAGGTGCTGGGTGAGTAGATGTAAGTTGTATATCTACATTCTCATTTTTATCATATACGGCAACAGTTTTTATTTCTTTCTCTAACAATGGTGCATCTGATACACTATACTCATTAAGTGTTGAAGATTCATATGTTTCAGTATAGTCATCTTTACCAACTCTTATTAATTTTGTTGAATAGAGACCTATTTTACCAAAGTTAAACTTCAATCTATGTATAACTAAAGATGCGTTAACATCACTTCTCCAGCCTTCTGAAACAGGTTGTCCAAAATATATCCTAGGAAAGGATACACTGTATTCATATAGATAACCTATGTTTAATTGAGATGTAGACAATGGAGACACAGTAGCTGTAGCTGTAGCACCGCTACCACCTCCTCCATCAAATGTAACAGTAGCTCCTGAGTGATAGTTATATCCTGCATCTGTAATAGTCACGGCTGTAACAGCTCCATCTACTACGGTTGCAGTTCCAGTAGCTTGAGGACCAGAAAATAACCAATCCCCTCCACCTGTAGTAACTGTACCACTAGAATGTGTAGGTGCTCCACTACTTGATGAAGTATGATTACCACTTGTTAAGATGTATAATCTATCATTATTTGTAACTTGATCTCCTGTTACATAAGCTGTACTAGCAGTCCAAGCTCCTTTATTACCTTTAATTGAAACAGTAGGTGCAGATGTATAACCACTACCTCCGTTAGTAATAGTAACACTTCTTACTTCAGGAGACCAATCTCCAGGTAAAGTGAAAGTACTACCAGCACTTGTAACAGTAGCTGTAGCATATCTACCTACTCGTGATGAATTTGAATTAGAATCATATACAACAAGTGAACCATTAGGTGTTGTTACACTTGATTGCCATGTTATTTCACATCCATTTGTACCATCAGTAAAGGTAGTTAGTTGAGTAGATGCATCGTATACACCACCATAAACTGTTGTCCAATTATCTAGATGACCTAAGTAGTTTATACTATCTTGATCTATACTAATATCATTATCATCTTGTACTAACTGTATAGTCTGTAGGAAATTATCAGTATCTAATATATAGTATTGATCATTAATACAGAAGTGGTATTTTAAAGGATTATTAAATTTCCATTTAAACCAAGCATAGATACTACCTTCCTGGGAAAGAGTATATTTAAGTCCATATATAGTATCAGTAGTAGATTTCCCTAAGAATACTAATTTATTTTCTATAGAATTAGCTATTAAATCAAGATTTTTAGGTAGTAAACTAGGTACTAGAAGACTTAAATCATTAACAGTAGGTTCACCTTCTCTAGCTACATCTGCTATACCTAAGAAAGCACTATATTTATTAGTATTATCTACCCATGCTATCAATGGTCCCATATCAATAGGATGTAATACTTTATTATAGTTACGATTAGTTACAGCTCTAAGCTTTGCTGTATCGGGATTTAATACAGTATCATCAGCTGATAATAAAAACTGTCTATTTGTACTAAAACATAATAATCCAGTAGTAATTTCTATAGCATCAAACAATTCAGATGGGTATGTAGATGCACAAGCTATATCAATAGGATCTGTAGCTCCAACAGTTAATGCACTTGCAGACCAGAAATCAGGCTTATCTATTGTACCTGGTCTAGACATTACAACATTTTCTCCACTTAGAAAAACTAATCTATTACGGAAAAAGACAACTTTATTTATTGTTTGTCCTACAAATGTTGGTATAGGGTTAGTTGTATTGTCTCCTACTACTCTATCTTCCCATTCATATTCTTTAATTAAGAAGTCACCATCAGCTTGTCTTTGTAAAATATGTGGTAAAGTACTAGCATCAAAGCTTTTAACTATATCAGGTGCTGCACATTCTCGCCACGAACCGTTACCATCTAAATTATTTTCACCTATAAATTTAACATAGTAATCATCTTCATCTGACATTCTTGTATTAGCTATTTTAACAATGTAACCATGTTTACATTGAATAGGTAATCCAGTAACATCATTTATTTCAGACTGCATGATTTCCATTAAATCACGATCTACTACTTCTACATTAAAAGGAGCTTCACATGATAAATATAAACCATTACCTATAACAGAACTACTTATAGCAGCAGATAAAGTTTGAGAATTATTACCAGTACCAGTTAAATCTATAGCAGTACCAGCTGTTGCATTACCTGATGACGTAGCAAGTTTAATAGTATTGTCATCAACTTTAATGACATAGTAAGTAGTAGAGTTAGTTAATCCTGCTAAAGCAGTACCTCCTTCACTACCATATACTAATGCAGCTCCTGTTTCTAAACCATGATTAGTAATAGTTATTGTTTCACTACCTGTAGTTACATCTGAAGTAGCTATAGTATAACTTGATTTTAATCCAGATAATTCTGATTGAATACTACCTAAAATACTATCAGGTGTTACTGCAGTATCAGCATCGAATGGTGTAGGTGAAGGTCTTATTGCTTTTATATCAGCTTTAACACTTACTGTTTCTGTTTTCTCTACTTCTACTGTATAACTATATGGACCTGCTTCTCCTGTTGGTAAACCATCTGTACTAGCTGAAGCTGAATCCATTAAAACTGTAACCTTATCACCTGCTGCCCAACCTTCTCCACCATGTAATAAAACTATTTCTCTTCTATATGAACATTTATATTGAGCACCAGTAAGGTTTGTTGTACTTCCATCTCTTACACCTTGTTGCCCTGTTGTATCTAATCTAAATACTAAATTTTTATCAGGACTAACTGTAGCTGTTGCAGCTGCGCTTGAACCACCACCACCAGAAAAACTGATAGTAGGTGCTGATGTATACCCAGTACCGCAATGAGTAATAGTTATTGAATCTACTGCACCACTATCAATTGTAGCTACAGCTGAAGCACCTGATCCGCCTCCTCCTGAAAAACTAACAGTAGGAGCTGAGCTATAACCTGAACCACCGTTGGTTATAGAAATAGCTGTTACAGGTTCAGAAATATCAAAAACTTGAGTACCAATACCAGGACAACTAGCACTACCTGTTCCTTCATATAAAGTATCTGAATCTACTTTAAGTTTAGTAGCTACAGTTATATCACTTGTTGTTCCTGCTCTATATAAATTAAGTGCGTATTGTCTTCCGTTTTCTGATCTAAGTAGGTTTATAAAAGCAAAGTTCTTATGTGGATATGAATCTGTAGTACCTGTACTAGCTACTGTCTTGCTTCTATTAACTAAAAATGTTGTATCGTTAATAGTTAATGCTTGAATGTCTTCTACATCTGTACTAGGAGTAGGAGTTAAATAACTTGTAATTGAAGTATGTGTAGATGTACTACCATTGTATGCAGTATTATCTGTAACATACCATACATTTTTCTCAGCACCATCAGTACAACTCCACATTCTTACCCTACCATCAGCTGCTACTTGACCAATATATGATCCTTCTGTTTCATCTCTATGGTAGTGGAAGAAAGATCCTCCAGATTGTACATTAGTTAATGGTGAAACCCCTAGTCTTTTACTACCAGGTCTCTTATGTAAACCATATATTGGATGTGGTATAGCATTTTGTATATCTTTTAACTGACCTGGTAGTTTTAAAGCATCAGGTTGTTCAGATATTCCAGATACATAATTAGGTATTGTTTGTGTTATTCCTGACATTATCTTGCTATTGCCCTCCAGGGTTGATAAGTTGAAGCTACGCTATCTTCAGGGAATCCAAACATAGAATGGTTACCTTGATTACATTCATATTCCATAACATTAGCTCTAGCTAGTGCTTCTTGTGTAGCTAAGAGTCGTACTAATTCAGGGTTAGCTACAAGCTGTGTAGCTGCTTGACGACTAGCTCTATAAACTACATACCTTTGGAATGGTAAAGGTAAATCTTCAAATGTTATTAGTTTAACTATGTCTAAATCAATACCATCATCAGGTAAGTCAGACCAATCAAGAGTATGATCATATTTATCGTATAAGAAACCGCCTCTATTTACTACATCATATTGTCTATGTGTCCAGCCTTTACTAACATCCATTTTTAGGACATCAGCAGCTATAGCTATCTTACCTGTAGAAGCGTCAGGTGTATATGCTACATGTTTTTCAGTATTAAAATGCCAACCTTCCGATTGTATATCTACATTAGAATCTCTTAATAGATTATAAATGAAAGCTACTTCTGGATTTGCATTACCTGCGATTGCTGTTATAGGTGACTGACCGATAGCTCCCAGGATTGAGTTTACTGCGGAGAGTTCGGTCTCGGTATCAATTGTCGTGGAAGCCATAAAGATTTATTAATAAAAAAAAGGGAGCCCGAAGACTCCCATTAAGTGTGTATATTACCAAGCAGCAGGTGCGGTAGCTGTACCAGCGTACAGTTCCACAGCAGCAGCTGGGTTTAGATAGTCGGCTCCCATAGCCAAACGTCCTAGTATGACGTCACCCTGATAAATCACGGATACATCACCACTTGTTGTTTGAATTTGAGGTCCGATTGCTTCAACAACACCTGCAGCTTCCTTCTGGAAGATAAGTCCACAGCTGTTCTCAAAGTCAGAGGTACCGTTACCATAGTTGTTTACAGTTTCAGTCCTCTCGTCAACCATTGCTACTTCAGTGAAGCTACCAAGGTTACCAGGTGAAGTGGTTCCTGGGTTAGTAGCAGATCCTGTACCATACTTAGCACCGAATCTTCCAAAGTAAGGAATGTTCATTGACTTGTAGATCTTGATTCCGGCGATCTCATAGACACCCTTACCTGATTGTAAGGCATCTCCTTGCTCGTCACGGTTAACAAGATATGCACCTAGTCCAGCACCATCTAGACCCTTAATTAGAGCATAGTATTGACGTGGGTTAAGTACACCTACTCTTCCTTCAGAACTTACACCCTTCTCATCTAGTGCAGCAGCTGCATCATAGAAGGCTGCTACTAGCTTGTCAGGATCAAGTGCATCAGAACCATTGGTTGTTGCACCAACACGAATCTGAGTTCCACCTGGCTCTACAAAGTTAGTCTTAGTAATTGGGTGAGCTTTACGTGCAGCTTGAGTGATCTTACGGAAGATCTTACGGTCATAGTTCTCAGCTAGAGCATAACCGATTTTGTTTGAGATCTCTCCACGGAGATCATAATGAGATAGAACTTCGTCTAGCTCGTATACAAATGCACTAGAGATAAGTAGATCATCGCAAGTGATTGTCTTCTCAGCTACTGGAGGAGCATTGTCTGAGTTACCGAGTATGGACTGGCCTGGAGTATGATACTCACTTGTGGTGCGTCCCGTGTAGATGAATTGTAAAGATTTACCATTCTTTAGTGTTCTTTTGGTAACAAGATCCCTTGCAATTGTATTGCGTTGGAATCCCTTAAACATCTCTCCAGAAAATAGCTTGAGGAATAAAGCCCTACGCTCGGTAGTTGTAAAGGTACTGCCTGAGCGGGTCGAGTTATCTGCACCTGGTGCGGTCAATGAAGACAGCAAGGCGCTATTCTGATGTGCCATTTAATTGGATAAGTTTATATTAACGTCTTCAGCTGAAATTTTTTTGATCATTTTGTTTGTGGTCTATCCCACCGTCTAGACGGCATAAGGGTATCCCCGTAGGGGCCAGATGCCAAGGAGGAAGAGGTCCGACTCTGAGGTGCCTCTTCCCCTTCTCTAGCCGCTTGTAAGAGCTTCTTCTAGAGATTCATATTCTTCTTCATCCTTCGGTTCATACTCACTAGGAGAAAGATCAGGAGGATCTTTGATTTCAGGTTCAGGTGATAACGATGTGACTGATGCCATCATTGTTGGGTTTTGATGTGCCATTAATATTCCTCTTATTGATAAGGTGGGCTTCTCTACAGTGTTCATGTTCTTGCATGTGTAATCCTTCTATCAAACAAAAGAAAGATAAAAGGATTACTACAACAAATAAAGGTGAATTTAGAAGTTTCATTTAGAAGCTATACTTTGCGCCTATTTTGGTACCCCAGAAGTTATCATCGTTAGTATCTGCATCAGCAGTTAACAATGATAGTTCTCCATAGAAACCTAGTTTGTCTGTAGCGTTGACGCTTGCACCCAGCTTACCAGAAAGTCTGGTGTCTGAGTCTGTACCGTCTGCAGCTACGATGGCTGGACCACCTTGGATGTAGTAATCAAATGTCTCATTACCACCTTCCCAACCAACATGTACGTCAGTTGTAGCAGATGTATAATCAGTTCCTGTATAGGAAGCGTTCGATTCCACGTTCACGTAGGGTCCGGCGAAAGCAGGAGCGGTCGCGAATGCGCTCGCGAGGGCTAGTGCTGTAGTTTTCATTAAAGTAGTTTAAGGTTGCTTTGTGTAAGGTACACCGCGATACTTTAGTTCGATCTTTTTTTGCATAGATCTTCTCCATAGTACCACACCCCCGTTCCATGATGTGGTTTCATGCGCTCTCATAAGAGAGTGAACGGACGCGGTAACCAGTTGGCTTCTACTACTCCGACAAGCGAGCCGCCAGGTTTTATTAACCTATTGCAGGTGCAACCAAAGCAACTTCAGTTGTATCTACTGAAGCTAAGTCGAGTGGGAAGTTGTGAGCATTACGCTCGTGCATAACCTCGAATCCAAGGTTAGCTCTATTTAATACGTCAGCCCATGTAGGAATTACGTTGCCGTTTGCATCAAGTACTGATTGGTTGAAATTAAATCCATTAAGGTTGAACGCCATGGTTGAAACTCCCATAGAGGTGAGCCATATGCAAGTGACGGGCCACACAGCAAGGAAGAAATGTAGAGCACGGCTATTATTAAAGCTAGCATATTGGAAAATTAACCTTCCGAAGTAGCCATGAGCAGCGACGATGTTATACGTCTCCTCCTCTTGACCAAATTTATAACCATAATTCTGTGATACGTCTTCAGTTGTTTCTCTAATAATAGAGGAAGTAACAAGACTTCCGTGCATAGCAGAGAAAAGAGCTCCACCGAATACCCCAGCAACACCGAGCATATGGAA